ATGTAAGTTGTTGCTGGCTTTAGATCAATACCAGACTTTATTAACGCTTCTTCAAGTAGCATCTGGCGATCTTCTTCCTTTTCATCGGCCCACATAGCTATGCCTTCTAAACTTCTAGAATAAGCCTCATCTTTAATTAAACAGCCTACGGCGCAGCGCAGACCGCCTGCTCCTCTATAGGCGCACGTGTCTTGTATTAGAGACTTTCTAATAGACCTCACACCCTGCGCCAACAAATGTGCTTCTACTTTATTAAACACTTCTAGCATATTCATCATTATTTACCGTGGTGTTAGGGTCGGAGGATGCAACGTAGATACGTAAGCGCCCGCGTGATGCGAGTTCGTGAACTCTGCGGTCGACGATTGTGGTTAAGTCTTTGACCAATTGAGAACGGTCGCTTGCTGCGGCTGTGTCTTCTAGCGCGCTGATACGGTCTTCGTGGTCAGAGTAATACTCGATCTGCGACTCAAGCTCTTCGATCTTTGATTCGAGCTCCGCGGTACGGCTGTCTTCGGTCAGCATAGCTTCTAAACGGCAGTCGACGCGCTCATCGAGAAATTTCTTAAATTCAAACAAAAAGTCTGCGTCAGGCATGTTCATTAGTTTTTCTCCCTTCTGGGTTGGTTAGTTTCGCTGCTAAGTTCCAAGCCATGTAAGCAGAGGTGAACGCGGCTACTCTTTCGCTGCCGTTAAAATTAGCAATATAAGCGTCAAGCTCTGCTAGGTTTTCGGGGGTATAGACAATGTCTAACTGTTGTAACAGTACAGGTTTCATAATTAACTCCTATTGAGTAAACTTTGGGCTTCGCACCCATTTGATGTCAGTTATACTTACGTTTAAAGCCTGCTTTAACACATTGGAAAGTTCGGGCCGCATTTTTATGATTCTAGAATCTCCTTTGAGTAGTCTGCTGCTTTTGGGTCGAAATCGTTGTCGTAAAACGGCTCTTGCCATCTCCAACCACCATCCATAAACCCGTCGAATTGCGCCATACAACTGCCGTCGATGTTTCCATCACGGATGAATTGCCATATGTCATCTTTGTCTGTGTCGATAGGGACGTTGATATCTAGATAGAGATCAGTTTCCATTGTTGCGAGTACGCGGACGGTTTTATGAGTGTCTTTGTTCATGATTCGTCCTCGTTTATGGATTCTGTGACAATCATCCTTGCTTCGGCGGCGTATTTTTCGATGGCGGGTAAGCACCGCATATAAAGCTCTTCTTCTACAAAGGTGGCGCAGACCTCAGAGGAGACGAGACGCTCGTCTCCTAAGTAGACCGTGACTGTAGGTGGTTTCATGATTTATCCTCTAACAGTATTTTTTTAAGTTCGGGGATTGTTAATCCGGTTTCACATGACAAATCTAAAAGAGTCATGTTTAGGTTGCGATCGTAATACTCACATATTTCTTCGGGAGTCATTTCGTTCATGGTTAGTACTCCGATGGCAACATATGTGTATGTGCGCCAAGTTCGTTGCGTACAGACCAGATCTTTATCTCTGGTTCAGGGAAGTCGGTGAACGGCACTTTCCACCTGCTTAGTGGTACGTCGTCCCCGTTTGTCATTGTTATGGTCGCGCTGTCGTCTTCATGCACAATCATTGTGGTTTGTGCCCAGTCTGCGTTGTGCTTGTCTAGGTGGGCTTGTATGGAGTCAAACAGCCAATAAGCACCGGCTGTTTCGGCTACATAGAGCGCGCCTTCAGTCATGACGCTATTTGTTAAGGGTGACCAGCGGGTAAAAGTCGCGCTGCCATAAAATTCATCAAGTTGTAGTGCTGACATAAGTTTTTCCTTTTATTTAGTTGTTTTTTGCGAACAGTAATTGTTCAGTTGGGGTTAAACACTCTAGGTGCACTTTCCAGGCTCCGTCATCAAACTCGTGCCGGTCAGTGTTTTCACCGTAGACTTGGTATACACCGATGTCTTCGTCTAACCCGATAGGCTTAGGGCACCTGTCGCATTCCATTTGCATGCATTTGGCGCACGCGTATCCGTCACGGTACTCAGTTGTACCGTCTGGCAACTCGTGGTTGTGGCCTGCTGGTATCCGGTTTACGAAATTTCCTGAACCGAAATAAGTTGGTTGCTCGCAGTACACGCAAGCGTATGGCGAATTGTTGTATTTATTCATGATATAAGTGCAAGAGGCAGCTCTTCCCCAATCAAGTCAGCTAACTCAGTTATTGTTTCTACATGGGCGTTCCAATCGTGGCTGTGAATGTCCATGTCGGTGTACGCTTCCCACGCGCCAATCAAGTCGGCTAATGCGCAGCGCATAATGGTTAGTTGTTCGTTGTTCATGATTCACGCTCCTCGTTTATAGGATGTAATGAGTAGTTGTTTTATCGAAGGTCTTTATTTCTTGTCGGATGGACATGGTCCGATCTAGCATTTTTTTGCGTGAAATCGGTCTAGGGTTACCGTTGTTAGCCATACGATTCACAGCGTCGAGTTTTGATTTAGCGCGGATGCGGTGTTCAACTTCATGTATTTCTGTGCATGTTATGACGTACGTGTGTAGTTGATCGCGACTCATGTCTCACGCTCTTCTGGGTAGTTCAGGTTAACCAGGTACTGGTCTTCGCCTATCTGGTCGACGAATCCACTTAGTAGTGCTTGCTCTAGTAGTTCGTCAGCGTTTTTTTCGAAGTTAAAGCTAGGGGCTTGGCTCAGGTACAGCTCTTTTTTGGTTATGATTTGTGGTTTGTTGTTCATGGTTCGCGCTCCTCGTGAGTGGGTGACCTCCGTCTTGGTGGTCAGTGGTTTGGGGTAATAGTGCAGCTAATAATAGATACGCTAATATCGCTAGTCAAATTTCGTCCCTATGGCGGACATAAAAAAACCCACCCGACCACAAGGATCGGATGGGTGTAGGGGGAATCCTACGTATTAAGCAGCTATCTTTTTAGCTGCTTTGGGTTTCTGCTTAGCACCAAATACGTGCGTTGATGCATGCTCACGTTTTTTGGCTTTCGCTTGCGCACCAAACTCTAAGGACTTCTCTGCTAACACTGACAACATGTCATTGAAGTCCATGATCATGTGAGTGTGCTCGTAAACTTGCTGCTCTTCATCGACGCACTCTTTCTCTGCAAAGAGGAACAGTGGATCGAGGTCTGTCATGTAGTTCATCTCACTGCACATCCACGAGTGGAGCTCATTGAGGATCTGGAAATCATCCATGAGGGTTACTTCGACATCTCTCAGTGCTGCGGACTCGATGTTGCCTGCCTGCTCTGCAACTGACTGCGAGAAATCCAAACCATTTGCCATATCGCGTTGCTTGCCAGAGTTGGCTACCTTGCGGGCTGCCCAACAGCAGTTGTTCATGACCTGCTGCACGAAAGACAACATGTGCTCTGGCTTCTCAGACATCTCTGGTATTGGAGTACCTGCCCGCACTGCTTCTAGGCGTGATGCCTGGCGTTTCTCGGCAAGATCTAGCATGACGTTTGCGATGCGGTTCGCGGCTAGCGGTGCGTGGTTCGCGTCGACCAAGTTGGCAATAGTGCCGGTGCGGTTCTTGCTGCTAGACATGTTAGTGATTACGGTGTCGATAAAAGTTACATTGTTCATAGCGTCCTCCAGGACAAAAAGTGCTTAGACCGAATAGCCCAAGTCATAAAGAAAACCGACCGATAACCATGTAATGGTTATCGAATCGGCTTGGTATCACTGCGGTTTGGTTTAGTTCTGAACTAGAACTACTAAGATCGTGAGTAGTACTGCTGCAACTGGGATTAACACCGCTGTTGCGACTACAACTGCTGCTACTTCTAATACAGTTTTCATTAGTGACCTCCTCGCGGTTTAACAAAGTCGAATGGATTGTAGTTCCAGGGTTGATCGTCGATTTCAATAGTACGGGGACTAATATAATCAACTATAGCTGCAAGATCGAAGTTACCGAAGTTTAGTTCTGAGTCTATATGCTCAGCTTCTACCATGCTCCAGCGCTCTACGTTCAAATTTAATGTCTGCATAATTAATTCCTCCTACGGAATAATACTACAACTAATAATGAATTAGTCAGAATTAACCAATTCATAAGAAAAACCGACCGATGAGCGTGTAACGCGAGTCGATAGGCTTGGTTCGTGATTCGATGCTCGTGGTTCGCGGTTAGTGGACATAGTGAGCGTGAATTTGGAGTGTGTGCCAGAAACAGGGGGGTGTGTGCCAGGTGCGTGCCACAATGTGTGCCAGAATTGAAACAGTAAAAAGTGAGCAGCCATGCGGCTTTCAGAGATGTGTGCCATGTGTGCCACTAATTTCAAATTAAAGTTCGATTTAGAAAATAAAATGGGTATATCGATTAGATGTGTAAACGAACTTAAAAATGCTGGCACACATGGCACACATGGCACACATTTAGTTAAGTCATTGATATACAACGATATATTGTGTGCCAGAAACGAGAATATTCCTGGCACACATTTTTCAAAGCTGGCACACACCCTCACAGGCGGCGAGCCACAGCATCGTGAGCCATGAACCGTGATTCGCGGTCCGCGTACCCTGCTCGTTGGAAATAGGCATACCACCATTGATACGTAAACTTTTTCATGGGCTTTCTCCGTTCGTTATTAATGTAGATGTCATAAAAAAACCCGATGCGCGAAGAGCGGATCGGGTTTCGTGGAGCGTGATTCGTGGTTCGTGGTCAGTGCGACCAGGGTGGTTGATCAGTTGTTGGGCTGTACTCTTGCCAACCTGCGAGGCTGACCTTGCCACCTTTCTGCATGATGGCCTTGGCTACCTGCATGGCAGCGTTGCGTGAGTCCACTCTGAAGAACCATCGCTGGTTCTTCTTGCTCGTGCCGATGATGATTGTCTTGTCGTTGCTCGGCGAACAGATGTTCTTGAAAGTTACTGTCTTCATGATGATGCTCCTTCGGTGGTGGTTGGCAGGATGTCTGGGTCAACGATGTCCTCGACTATGTAAGCGGCTAGGGCTATTGTTGCTAGGTCTAACCAGTTCTCCTTGATAAAGGCAGTGGCCTTGGTTAGCTTGTCTTTGTTGGCGTATGCGCTGGCTGCGAGCATTGCTCTTTGCTTGAAGTTCATGTTTATTTCTCCTCTGTACAAACACGTTGGTGTGCTTGTTTCACCTGCGAATCCGACCGGTTTCGACGTAGGAGAAAACGCATAGGGGTCCCTGGGCGCGGTTCGTGATCAAGGTTCCATGACTACGATCCGGGGTTGGGGGTGGTCTAGACTGCGAGGGGGGAGATAGTCGATGAGGGATATAAAAAAGCTTTTTTATATTTTTTTTTATAAAATTTTTTTACAAAACAATTAGTTGTGCTACTATCCTGACCCATGACTGGAACTACTAGAAAGTGTCGGTGTTGCAAAGTTACCCAGGACAGTGCCGAATTTGCTTCGAAACATATCTGCTCTGCTTGCAAGATCGCCCAAGCTCAAACGCGAATCTCCGAGTCGTATAAGAGCTATTTAAAGAACCTGCACTCTCAAAGTAAATCTGGCAACAGCAAAGGGTCAGCCCACCGTGGCCTTAGTTGGTCGATAGAGCTGGAGCACCTGTTAGAGCTGTGGGATAAGCAAAATGGGCGGTGCGCAGTGTCGGGCGTTATTCTTACGCACCATAAAGACGGTACAGGTAAAAAAGAATACAATGCCTCTATCGATCGGGTATCTCCCGACAAGGGCTACACCCCCGAAAATACCCAATTGGTCTGTTACCGCGTAAATATCATGAAACACACCCTATCAGAAGACATGTTTTACTGGTGGGTCAAGACTATTGCTGATTTCTCTTGTGATTAATTATTAGTAAAGCTAATATACGCTATGGTTGACATAGAAGTATTAGCAATCGAAGGCCTCGACGACGCAATTATCGGTTCAACGATCCGTAATGGCCGCGAGGTGCTTGCGTACAACTATGATAAAGCCGTTGACCTCATTATAGCGGCAGGCCACTCCGAGGAGTACGCCGAAGAATGGATAGCAGAAGTGTCGTCGAAAGAATTTGACGGGGCTCCTGCTTTTATATACGTAGATAACAACCAAGAGTTCTATGGACCAAGCAGCCCAGCTGGAACAACCGTCCACTGACTTAGTCAGCGCGCGCACCGAATTCCAATCGCATATGCCGTACATGGGCATAAGCCGTGGTTCGTTAACCATGCAGCAGGAAAAGTTGGTCATGCTCATGGTTTCCGGTATGAGTACAGCAGCCGCGGGTCGTGGTGCGGGGTACTCTTGCCAGCAGGCCGCCTACGCTGCCGCCAAACTCCCCGATGTGCAAAAAGCCCTCGAGTACTACCGCGAAGAGATGCGTGAAACTGGAAAGTTCACGGCTCAGAACGCGCACATGATGTATATGGAGGCTTATAACGCCTCTGCCAACGCCACTGAGATGAAGAACACCACTGATTCTCTAGTCAAGCTGCACGGTTTAGGCGTCCCCGATACCGCCCCCCAGGTAAACATCAACATTAACGGCACCAAGCAGCTCGAGCGCATGACTGACGAAGACCTATTAAAGATCGCAGGTAAAGACCTCCACTATCTCGAACCTAAAGGCGACTAGTATGAAATGTTGGCAGTGCAGATCCCCGCTGATTTGGGGGGGCGACCAGGATTGTGATGACGATGAAGAGTTCCTTATTGTCTCTAACTTCAGTTGTTCTAACTGTAAAGCGTTCGTTTTGTTCTACACGCCCAGAGAGATAGATGACTGAAGTAAAAAAGGTCGAATGCATACGCTGTAAAGCGTCGCACCCCGAGACGCTTTACTCGGGGGACGATCGACTCTGCGTGTATTGCAAAGCGCAGATCGCGGAGCAAGGACCGTTACCCACGGTTCCCGAACCGGAACCCACGAAGGAAGAGACACTAGAGGAGAAGGCGCGCGCGGAACTCGCTCTACGGTTCTTGACGCGTAAACGGCTCCTACCGTTCGTGGAGCGGTTTAACCCTGACTATTCAGCGGGATGGGTACACAAAGATATATGTAAACGGCTTGAGGAGTTCTCAAGAGATGTCACTGAAAAGAAGTCTCCAAGACTTATGCTATTCATGCCGCCTCGACACGGTAAAAGTACGCTTGCGTCAGTGGCGTTCCCAGCTTGGCACCTTGGGCGAAACCCCGAGCACGAGTTTATCAGCTGTTCTTACTCGGGCTCTCTTGCTATGGGATTCTCGCGCAAAGTCCGCGGCCTCCTACGTGAAGAAGGCTATAAGTCAGCATTCAAAACCCGCCTTGACCCACATTCTCAGTCTGCTGAAGCTTGGCTTACTACTGCTGGCGGGGGTTATGTTGCTGCCGGTGTTGGTGGGGGTATTACTGGTAAGGGCGCTCATATCCTTGTCATTGATGATCCGGTAAAGAACCGTGACGACGCGGAATCATCGAACGCGCGCGACAGCGCCTGGGACTGGTATACGTCAACGGCGTACACGCGTCTTGCGCCTGGTGGCGGTGTGCTGGTTATCCTCACTCGTTGGCACGACGATGATCTTGCGGGACGCTTACTTAAAGCTGCAGCAGACAACGGCGAACAGTGGGAGGTTGTC